GGCAACTGGCGCGTGTTTGACGGGCAGATGTTCGGGATCTGGGACGAGCGCAAGCATGTGGTCGACGTCACCATCCCCACCCCCGCCAATCAGACGTGGTTCTGCTCGATGGACTGGGGCTTCAACGCTCCCGGCGTCTGTTTGTGGTGGGTCGCCGCGGAAGATGGTCACTACCTCGTCGTGGACGAGCTCAAATTCAAGGAAACGCCTGTGCGCGACGTCGCGCGGATGATCAAAGAGAAATCGCGCGCACTGGGCATCAAAAAAGTGCCGCAGGTCTGGGCGGATCCCGCGATCTGGCAGCGGCACGGCCAAGTGGGCGAGGCGATCGGGGAAACCTTTTCCCGGCTCGGCGTCCCGGTCACCAAAAGCAACAACGACCGCATGAACGGCTGGCAGCGCATCCAGGAAATGCTCCGCGACGCGCCCGACGGGCGTCCGTGGCTGCAGGTCGACAAAAGCTGTCGTTATCTCACGCGCACACTGCCGGCGGCGGTGCGTGATGAGAAAAACGCCGAAGATCTCGACACCGCGGGCGACGATCACGCGCTCGACGCGCTCCGCTACGGCGCGATGTCGCGTCGCCGCTTCACCGGACGTGCGCCGCTGCCCACCTACCTGCCCGGGAGCCTCGGAGCGCTGGTGAATGAGATGCGTGCGCCCAATCGGTTGATTCTCGGGCAGCACAGCGTGAAGAGGGTCGCATGATCCCGACCCCGCCCCCGGATCCGACGACCGCCGACCCCTCGATGAGTATCGGGCTCCCCGGCATCGAGCCTGACCGCGAAGTCGACACCGGCGACGCGATTCCGATGACCGCGGACCAGATGGGCATCTGGTGGTCGCGCGTCGAGCGGGCGCGCACCAGGCGCGACGTCGTGACGACCGAGTGGCAGACCAACCTCGACGCCTACGAGGGAAAACCGCTGCAGCAAGCGCCGACGTCGGATTACGTGAATCCGAACACCGATTTTGCCGACGTCGAGCAGAAAAAGGCGCAGCTGTTTTTCGCGACGCCGGAAGTCCACTGCATTCCGCAGGAGCCGCTCTCCCAAGGACAGGAGAGCGTGATTTTGATCAAGCAGGCGGTCCTGAACGACAAGCTCGGGCCCAACGGCGTCGACGCCAAGCGGATGATGGACAAAACGATCTTCGACGTGCTCTGCCCCGCCGGCTGGGGCGCAACCAAGATCGGCTACGACGTGGTGACGCGTCCGGTCCTCCAGCAGATTCCGCATCCGATCCCCGGTCAGCCGCCGATCAGTCAGTCGATCGATGTGCCGGTCTACGAAGAGTTTTTCTGGGAGCACTTCTCGCCCAAGAAACTGCTCGTGCCCGATGACTATCGCGACAACAACTACGACAAAGCACCGTGGCTCGGGATGGAAATCTCGATGCCGCTCGCCGTCGCGCGCCGCCGCTTCAAGCTGCCGCCGGATTTCACCGGCACCAGTAGCGAAGACCCCTACGTGTTCGAGGACCCCACCGGTCAGGGCTCGACCCGTCCGCAGGCGCGCGATCTGGTCACCGGCGTGGAAATCTGGTACCACGCGGCGCTGGAAGACGAGAACGTCTTTCATCCCGAGCTCCTGCGCAAGCTGGTGCTCATCGACGGCATGCGTGACCAGCCGGCGACGCATCAGGACAGTCCCTATCAGAGCCTCGATGCGCAGGGCCGGCTCACGCCCGATTCGATGATCGGCAATCCGATCCATGTGCTCACGATTCGCGATCTGACCGATTCCGCCTACATCCGCTCTGATTGCTCGATGACGCGCGATCTGGTCGATCAGCTGTCGAAGTTTTTGACCACGCAAACCAAGCAGCGCGACACCTCGATTCCGCTGCGCATGGTCGATGAAGGCGTCATCACGCCCGACGTGATGAAGAAGATCACCGACGGCGACTACGGCGCATTCATTCCGGTGCCGGAAGGGCGACTGGAGCCGCCCCCGATCGTGGAGATTGCCCGCGCGCAGTACCCGCGCGAGAACTACGAAGGACAGGCGCGCATCGAGCGGCAGCTGGCCAAGACGCTCGCGCTCGACAACAACCAGAGTGGCGCGACCGATACCACCAACCGCACCGCGACCGAGCTCACCATCGTGCAGAACAACGCGAGCGTGCGCCTCAAGGGCGAGCGCAATCGTGTGATTCAGTTCTTCATCGCGGGCGTGCGCAAGTTCGACAGTCTGCTGCAGCGCTTTGCCTCTGATGTCAACGTCATCCAGGTCGTGGGGCCCGACGGCGCGCGCGGCTGGGCGCAGTGGAACAAGCAAACGATCGCGGGCCGCTGGGCGTACGACATCAAGCCGGATAGCGGGCTGGATCTGGACGAGGCGACGGTGCGCAAGAACGCGCTCGACGTCTACAACATGATCGGCAAGGACCCGCTGGTCGATCGCAGTTACCTCCTCAGCGAGCTCGCGCCGGCTCTGCATCTCGATCCGCAGCGGCTGAAATCGCCGCCCGAGCCGCCGAAACCGGATCGTCCCAATTTGGGGTTCTCGTTCAAGGGTGAAGATCTGCTCAATCCGTTGTGTGTCGCCGTGATGATTCAAGGCGGCGTGCAGATCACGCCGGATCTGATTCAGCAGGCGCACACGCTGATTCAGACGGCGACCGGGATTCCCGCGCCGCCGCTCTCTCCCGGTCCCGGCGTGCCCGGGATGCCGCCGACCACGCCCACGCCGGGACAGCCGGCCCCGCCGGGAAATCCGCCGCCGCCGCCGCCACCGGGAGCCGGCCATCAGCCGCCGCAGCCGGGGACGATGCCGCTGATGCCCACGGTCAGCGCGCATGAAGCGCGCAAGACCGGCGCGATTTCCGGCGCGCCCGATCTGCCGCAACGTGCGCCCGGAGCGCCCGCATGACCTGCGAACGCTGTGGACATCCCCTGGAGATTGGCGAGTGGCCGTTTTGTCCCCACGGGCGCGCCGGGAGCGGGGTCATCGGTGACGAGATTGATGTCGTGATTGAAAACAACGGCACCAATCAGCCGATCCGGTTTCGTAGCCGCGAAGCGATGCGCAAGCACTTCGATGCGCACAACCTGACGCCGATGGTGCGGCACACACCCTTACCAGGGAGTGACAAGTCGCCGCACACCACGGATTGGAGCCAGGGGATCGATGCCCAGACGCTGGAGAACGCGCGGATTCTGCTCGCGCGGCCCACGTCGCGGATGGCGGAGGACGAACCGCCGCCGCTGCCGATTGAAGTGACCGTGCGCACGTTGGACACCGGGTTTGTCGTGAAGATGGAGCGTGACTGATGTACCGATTTCTGATCACGGATGAGACGCCGGAGCTGGTGCCCTGCACCTATCAGCCCAGTGTCGCCAATCCCGGCAAGACGATCTGTATCAACGAGAACGGCACGGCGCTGGTGGTCGAGCCCGAGAGCGCAGGCGGCAACATTCGCGACACGCGCCCGGATGAACATCCCGATTCCCCCTGGTGTTGGGGTGATGCGTGTGGCGATCTGCTGGTATACCGCGTCGATCCGGAGCAGGAACCCGATCGCATCGTCACGTACCGGATGGTGGTGAAATAGTGCACGCCGGTTCAGTATTTCTCCTCGGCAGCGGCTATCAGGACACCTCTGACGTGGTGCCGCTGGTGCGCACGTTCCCGCCGCCGCCGCCGGGGACCTACGACAAAATTTTGCCGTGGGTGCCGCCGACCTCGCGAGATTACCTGCGCGGCGATTGGTGGGCCGTGGTGTGTCCCGGCTTGCCTGCGGTGCCTGGTGGCCCGAGTGGGGGCAGTAGTGAACATCCCGAACGTGTCGTCACCGGTTTGGACTACAAGTATGACCGTCGTCAATGGTGGCCCTCGATGGTGGACCGACACCGCGAGCGCGGCTACACGCACTGGTGCCGCTGGGCGAGTAACGCGCTATGGGATCCAGTGGGTGGCGATCCCAGTCTTAGTAAGTTCGTCGACGACTGCGGGCTCCTGCACAAGCTCGGGATGAAGCACGTCGTCGTCTCGTTGGCGAGCAAGGTCTACGATCCGCGCGATATGAGTCTGCAGGAATACCAGGATCGGATCGGCCCGCTACTGATGGCACTCCTCAATGCGCGCGTCGTCGATGAAGTGATTCCCGCCTTTGAGATGGATAGCTTCAATGTGCCGGGCGCGCCCACGATTTCGATCATCAAGTGGGTGGGCCAAACCGCGCATCCCTACGGCGTGAGTAACTGGTGTCATTTCTATCCGGAACATACCAGCTGGTTTGCGGATGGCGATCCGCGCGGGCGCTTCGGCTTCTGGGATGACCTGGGCACTGACTGCGACGGGTTGAACTATCAGGCGGATTCTTCCTGGGACGTGCCGCTCCTACAAGCGCACATGGTCGATACGCTCAAGCAATTTGGCGAGCAGGGCTGGGGGCACAAGTTTCGGCTCTGCGAGGACCAGGCGATCAAGCAGTTCACCGGCGATCCGTGGGGCAGCGGCAGCGAGCATCCCAATGAGGACGATGGCAGCCAGCGCGGGTACTACGCCTGCTGCACCGTCGACAACGTCGGCCACACCGATGCGAAGTGCTGGGGCTATGGCAACGGCGGGATGAACAGCGACGGGGGATGGTTGTAATGCCGCTCAGCAATCGGGACATCCGCAAAGCGCTCGCCTTCCTCAGCAAGGCGCAGGTCATTCTCGAATCTGGTCTCACGCCTTCGCACGTCATCACCGTGCCGGTCGGCGGATCGATCCAGGCCGCGATTGATGCTGCGCCTGCTGGGGCGGTGATCGCGATCAGTCCCGGCGTGTATGCCGAGTACATCAGCGTGGGCGCGAAGTCCGTCACGCTGCAGCCGACGGTCGCGGTCCCCTCCGGGCCGCGGGATCCGAACTGGACCGCGGTGACGATCACCAGCGACGGCGACACGACGATCACCATTGCCGGCCCGGGCCACGTGGTGCTCGTGGGCCTCACGCTGATGAACAGCAACCCCAACGCGACGATCGTCACCGATCTGGGCGTGGGCACCGAGCTCGATCGCCTGCTCATTCTCGGCGACCCGGAGCAGGGGCAGCACCGCGGGATTATCGCGCACGGACAGGGCGGCGTGTACGTCAACTGCTGGATCGATGACTGCGGGTTGCCCGGGCGCGACGCGCAGGCGATTGTCGGCTGGGACGGCACGCGCGATCTGCTCGTGACCGACTGCTATCTGGGCGGTGCGGCGCAAAGTGTGATGTTTGGCGGCGGCGATTCCACCAGCGAGGATCGCATCCCGACGGGCATTACCTTCGAGCGCTGCTATCTCGGTAAACACGGCAGCTGGTACGGCAAGTGGGACATCAAGTGCAGCCTCGAACTGAAGTGCTGCAAACAGTTCACAATGACCGACTGCGTGCTGCAGTGGTCGGGCACCTCGGGCGGGCAGAGCGGGTACCTCATTGTGCTGACCCCGCGCAATCAGGACGGTGGCGCGCCGTGGTCGTGCATCGACGGCGTGACGATCGAGCGCTGCCGCTGCATCACGGGCGGGGCGGGCATCTCGATGCTCGGCACCGACGATGACAACACCAGCGGGCCGCTCATCAACGTCGTCATTCGTGATGTGAGCTTCGAGGACATCAACGCGACCAGCTACGGCGGCTCGGGCTGGATCGTCTTTCTCAATCACGCGCCGCAGCACGTCACCATCGAACGGATCACCGCGCAGGGGGCCGGCGTGCGCGCGATTGTCTATGTGGTGGACCCCGCGGTGGCGCTCACGCTGCGCGATTTCAACGTGGTCGATGCGCCGTGTGAGTACCCCTACAAGATCGACGGCGGCGGCTCGGGCCTGCAGGCGCTGCAGGACTACATGCCCGACGCGATCATCGAGATTACCGACGAGGACCAGGGCGCGGACGATCTGCCGGGACGCCGCCGGCTGGTGCGGAGACGACGGTGAAGATGCTCGTGCTGCTGGTCTGCGTGCTGATGTCCTGCGGCTGCAGCACGCTCTCGCCGGCTGCGCCGCGGTTCGTGCGTGTGTCTGACCAACGCACCGAGGGGTGTCGGATTCAGGTGGTGAAAGACACGCGATCGTCGGCGTGTTTCATCGGGTTCCATTGCGGACGCCAGCTGGTCGTGCTGGCGACCACAAGTGAGGTGTGTGTCCCATGATTCAAGTGCAGAGGCAATACGACCCGAAGCTGGCGAAGCTTCTGATGCTGCTTGACCAGGTGCTGCACGAGCAGGGTCTCGGGCTCTTCTGCACGCGGTGCAATCGGCTCGGGCTGAAAGACGGCGTGCGCGGACTGAGTACCGAACAGGAATACGTACTGGAGTGCGGCTGCACGCGACGCAGCTGGAAAGTGGATTCAGGCAAGGGTGTGGTGCAGCTGCAGTGAAGACGATCGATCCGAAGTGCTCGTGCGAGATTCCGCAGCGGTACACGCGACCCAGTGGAGAAATTATCTGTCTCGATTGCGGACTGACGATTCCGCCGCCGAGACCGCAACCGGTGGAGCGCCCATGACGTGAGTCGAGATCGCGTGAACTAGGCTGGCCAGCCGCAACGTCTCTGCCAAGAGACGCGTTCACGCGAAATAGGTTGGCGCGCACGCCTCAGGCACGTGCATCGCGGATCCCTCTATGGGGGTCCGCGGCACGTGCCTTTTTCTTTTTCGCGCGCCAGCGGCGACACGGCTGGTGAGGGTCTATGGCAGAGAACGAAGCGGCTGGAGTATCGGCCTCCCCGACGACAGCACCGGCATCAACCCCGGCTGCGTCACCGGCTCCAGCCGCTGCACCGCCGGCAACATCGAGTGGCGACGTTAAACGACCCGCGAGTTTCGGAGCCGCGCTCCGTGCTGCGGAGAAAGAGGACTCGTCAGCCTCTGCGACCCCGACGTCTGATGCGAGCGCGCCCGCAGCCGCGACAGTGCTGCCCACAGACGCTGGTTCCAAGACGGGGACGGAAGGCCCCGTGCCGTACTCGCGATTCCAGGAACAGAGTCACGCACGAAAAGCGGCAGAAGAGAAGCTGAAGGCGCTGGCATGGGCCGAAGGGCTCGATCAGCAGTTGATTCTCGACACGGTCAACTGGCGCACGCGCGC